ATTGCTGGTGTTAGCTCACTTCGCAAGGTTGGTGTGCAACTAAGCGACCAACAAGAGGCAATGATTAAGAAGTTTGTTGAGGCTGGTGATGCTGCTAGTGCCCAGAACATTATCCTCAATGAGCTTGAAACACAGGTGGGTGGAGCTGCTGAGGCAACCGCAACCGACTCGGCAAAGATGTCACTTGCATTTGGTGAAATGGCTGAGGCAATCGGTACTGGCCTTTTGCCAATTATTGAAACCTTAACACCGCTGATTGTAAGTTTCTTTGATTACATTGCTGCCAACTCTGGTGTCATAACTGTCTTGGCTGGAATCTTTGCCGCTCTCGCTGTGGCTATTCTTGCTGTCAACTTTGCCTTAAACGCTAACCCGATTGTAAAGGTAATAACTCTCATTGCCTTGTTGGTAGCTGGTGTGGTCTTACTTATTGACTGGCTGGTCAACTTGTATGGTGGCTGGGATAAGTTGTTTGCTGACCTTGGTGAGTGGATCAAGGGATTCAGTAACGCATTTGGCTTGGCTCTATTTGAGATTGGTCAATTCTTTGGTGCCATCTTTAGTGCCATTGGTGCTATGGCTAAGGGTGCGCTAAATGGAATACTTGGATTCGTTGAGGGCTACATCAACTTTATTATTGCTGGTATCAATGGTTTGATTGGCCTAATCAACACAGTCCTAAGTGCTGGACAGGCTATTGGAATCAACTTGCAGATTGGTAAAATACCAAATGTAAAAATCCCAAGACTTGCCGAGGGTGGAATCGTAATGCCACGCCCAGGTGGAGTGCTTGCCAACATCGCTGAGGGTGGGCAGGCTGAGGCTGTTATCCCACTTGACCGACTAGGAAGCATGACTGGCAAGGGCGGAAACACTTACAACATAACTGTCAATGGTGGAATAAGCTCAGGACCAGACATCGGTAGATCGGTTGTCAACGCAATCAAGGATTTTGAGCGTCAGTCCGGTACAGCATGGAGAGCGTAATTGTCAGTCAAGGTAGAGTTTGGATTTGCACCTTCAGGTGAGCCTGTTGAGTTTAGCGACATTAGCTCTGATGTTATTAGCGTGTCAACCAACCGAGGCAAAGACCCACAGCAAGATACTTTCAATGCTGCTACCTGCTCTATCCAGCTTGAGAACACCACAAGGAACTATGACCCTGATTATGGACCTAGCCCATACCAAGGCAAGATAGTTCCAACCGGTGAGGTTAGGGTTTACTCTGAAGAACAGATTGTCTTTACAGGTTTTATTACCGACTGGAACTTTAGCTATTCCCCAAGTGGCGAATCAATCGCTGAGATTGTTGCCTCAGATGCTTTTTGGAATCTAAACAACCAAGAACTAACATCTTACACACCTACCCAAGAACTAAGTAGCGAAAGAATACTTGATGTCCTACTTCAACCCGAAGTAGGTGGCACAGCAGTCTGGCCAGCATCAATGCGAAACATCTCGCTAGGTGTTGCGACTGTGGGTAATTACGCAGTCAACGATGGAACTAACGCCCTTAGCTATTTACAAGAGGTTGAAAAGGCTGAGCCTGGCAGATTGTTTATTGACAAGCTAGGCCGTCTAGTATTCCGTAGCCGAAACAACGACCTTTCAAACCCAAGCTATGAGTATTACCGCACCAACCTATCTGTGAACCCATCTTTTGAAAATGGCTTGCAGGGATGGACGGCTACTTCAGGAACTCTGACTAGATCAACAGCCACCGATTACATCGGCACAGCGAGTGGCAGCCTCAGCTCAGGTGGAGTTGCCGAGCAGTATTTCATTAGCTCGACCACCGAGGATTACACAGCTTCTCTTTACGCAAAGGCAAGCGCAGGGACAGTATCGCTAACGCTGTCAGGTCTAACATCAACCGATGGCGTTACCTACACAGTTGCCAGCTCAATCACCAGCAACATTACAAGCTCAGACTGGACTCGCATAATCACCAGTTTTTCAACCAACACAATCTATTCCGGCATCCGAGTCGGTGGAGCATCGGCGGCTGTATTCCTTGACGCAGTTCTTATTGAGAAAACCCCAACTATTGATGCTTACTTTGACGGCTCCAATGTTCCTGTGTACAACACCACAGACCCAGATGCACCTGACTACCAACCACAGAGAGCCTTTGAGTCCTACGCAACAGAATGGATTGGTGTCTAATGTCTTTTGCATTCTTTCAAAACGGCAGTCCTACTGCTACCAGTAGTGCCGCTGGGACAACAAACAGAAAAAAAGTTGGGCAAACACTAACCTTTCCTAACATTGAAGGTCGAGATGCACCAGGCAAAACAGGTAACGCCGCGAAGCCAGCCTTACTAGATTCTCTTGGTCTATATGTAGGCGGTGAACCAACTCAGGTCCGATTTGGTGTTTGGAACTCTAATGGAATTAACTTAGGTTTATCTCAAGAATTTAGCCCTTTTGGAGATATTCTAAATGTTGCTACCATTCAAAAACCCGTTGTGTTCTTTTCTGGAACCAGCTATCGGGTGGGTCTAGGTGTAACCAGTACTACACCCACAGGTGCATTTACCTTTGGTCACATGAACACCGGAGTCACAGCTAAGTTTGATGTGAATGTAATCAACACTTCTGTCCCACCAGGGTCAACTCAAAATGATTTTGTTTCATCGGGTTCCGCTGCCAATGGCTCAATGAATTATGTTGTTTACTATGATGTTTTACCCACTCAACCACTATCACTTGCTGCTGAACTTTTATCACCAACTAACCCAGAAGTCAGGCTAACTTGGGACTCGGTTAGCTCTGATGGTGGTCAGGCTGTTAGTGGATACAGGATTCAAATCTCCACAGACAATAGCACTTGGACAACACTTGTTGCCAACACTAATTCCACCAGTCGAACTTATACAACAAGCGAGTTGGCTTTTGGATTTACTTACTACTTTAGGGTTGCTGCTATTAACTTGGTTGCTCTGACCGCAGGTAGTGATTACTCTGGACCTTACTCAAATGTTGTTAGTTCATTAGTTGCGTCTGTGGCAGGTAACGGCCAATCTTTCCTAACAGCAACAGTAGATAACCCAGACCCAGAACCACTTACCTTTACAGACTTTGGCCCTGGTATTCGATTCACCAGCATTGATGTCCAGTATGGATCAGAGTTTCTTTACAATGAGATAACAGCAAGCACTCAAGGAACTGCCTCTGTATTGCAAACAACAGATGCACCTAAGTCTAAAGCTCTATATGGCGTAAGAACTTACTCAGTCACCAACCTTCTCAACTCAACGGACATTGGGGCATTTGAGGTTGCCAAAGACTACCTGACCTATTACTACCAGCCAGAACTTCGCGTTCAGTCAATCACAGTTGATTTAGCCAATCTAACCATCGAGGAAAAGCTGCAAGTGCTTGCCTTAGAGATTGACTCATACATCTCCGTTAGCTTTACACCTAACGGAATTGGTGATCCAAAGATTACATCTGGCTTAGTCACCGGCATTGCTCATTCAATTACGCTTACAAGCCATCAAGTAGAATTAAGGCTTAGAAACGAACGAACCCTGTTTACTATTGACAGCGACAGCAAGGGTATCTTGAATGTCAACATACTAGGTCCATAAGAGGAAACGATGCCAAGAAAAGTATTTGAGGGCTTTACCCCCCTTGATGCCGAGGATGTAAACACCTATCTTATGGATCAAGCTGTTATGAGTTTTGCCGGCACAGCCGCTAGAGGCTCTGCTCTACCCAGCCCTAGTGACGGCATGGTTAGCTGGCTTCAAGACTCAGACAGCCTTGAGATATATGATGGAAGTGCTTGGGAGTCTGCTGCTATTCAGCCAACTCTTGTTTTTATTTCAAAAGATACTTTCTCAGCAGTAGCCTCAGACTCGGTAAACAGCGTGTTCTCTAGTGCTTATACCAACTACATAGTGCTATTCAACTTGACGGCTGCATCGGACCAAGACGCTAACATCACACTTAGAGTTAGGGCTTCGGGTTCTGACTTGACCACAAACACCTATGAAGTTGGAGAGTATTTTGTGGGTGTTGCTCGTACGATAGCCGCTGGAAGCACAAACAGCTCTCTTACAAGCTCTATGCGTCTTGGGCAGACTCAGGCTGCTGCTGGATACTCAGGGGAAATAAAATTCTGTAACCCGTTCACCGCGACTAACACAGTTATCTTTCAGAATGGTGCTGGTGGAAGTTTGGGAGCTACGGCAGGTGTTGTTGTCAACACAGTTTCCTATGATGGTTTTACTATCTCGGTTGCATCTGGCACGATTACAGGCACAATAAGTGTCTATGGAATAAAGGAAAGTTAGAAAATGCCAAGAA